ACCAGAGATTACACCAGAGGTTATACCAGAGATTACACCAGAGATTACACCAGAGGTTACACCAGAGATTACACCAGAGGCAGCACCAGAAACAGAGGCAGCACCAGAAGCTCCAGCAGAAGTTACAGAGGTTCGTACCACAAAAAATAAACAGCCTAATGGTGATTATATAATAGATAAAACTTTTCGTGATAAAAACGGAAAATTACAGAACAAACGTTATACTGTAGAAAATCCTAAAAACAATACTGAAACCAAAAATTGGCTAATAACTCCAGAAGGAGTAGTCGGGGGCGCAACAGATGCCGCAAATAATTTAGGAGACGCGGTAAAATCAATTGAAGGTTTCCAAGAAACTACACCAGAAGTTACACCAGAAGTTACACCAGAAGTTACACCAGAGGTTATACCAAAACCTGTATCAACTTTAGACGCTGACTTAGATGCAGCAGGGGATGTTTTTGATGCGGGTGAAGCTATTTCTAGGAGTCGAAAGGCTAATGTAGATGTAGCTAGAAAAAAATTCGAAGCTAAAAAAGATAAAATTAAAAACGACAAAACTATACCTGCGAAAGAAAGACTGAGCAGAGTACAAGCCGTAAACGGCGCAATGTTGGTAGCTATAAATAACATTAAAACAGGTCAAACAGAAATAGATGCAGTAGAAAAATATAAAAAATCATTGCAAGCTATTAGGAATATAGAAGACAGAGCTGAAGTTCAGACTATTATGAAAGAACAAGAAGAAAGAATACAACAAGGGCGAAAGCTACTAAAAGATTCTGAAGTGTCTAAAGATAAAAAAGGTTTAAAAGAAGAGTTTGATGATATTATTCTTACCAATATGGATTCTGATGTAAAAAAGTTTCATATTGCAGCAAAAGTAAAATCTCCACCAGAAAATCCATTAAGTGTCCGAGACATGGAGGTTATATTAGAAACTACACAATTTAAGTCTCGACAACCTAATAAATTTTTTTACAAACACCTTACTATGATGCAGGCTTTAGATGCCGCTGCATACGCGTCTGCCATAGAAAGTGGTCAAATAAAGAAAACAGACGAAAAAATTATTGACGCTTACTATGTAGGTATGAATAAAAAAGCTGGGGACAACTTTAGAACATGGGTCAACAAAAACCTATCAGACGAAACTGTAAATTGGTTTGAGACCACTAGAGCCACATACGTAAATCAAAATGCTAATACAAATAATGATCTAAAAGATAAAGCTAAAAGAGAAGCGGCAGTTAAACGTGCAAAAGACCAAAACTTACGTGAAGGTTGGGAACCTGAAACTGATAGTGTGCAAGGTACTTTTAGAAAAAAACTTCCTGAAGAGTACGTGGTTGATATGGACATACCAATACGCCCGTCAACTATAGCACTCCTTAGAAATGGGGAGCTGTCTCTTGCGTTAGCTGATTTGGTACATACAAATCCTAACAGCAGTATTGCCGAACTAGCTAATAGGTTAATAAAATATACAGGTACTACAAAGATAGAAGTTGTAGATACTATGGATTCTGCGGGGTCGTTTGATCCCAAGACTAATACTATACGTTTAAATGCAGATAGCGGTTTAAATACTCACACGTTACTACATGAGATGGCTCACGCTGCTGTATCTGCAGAGTTAGATAACAAATCTAGTCCCACTAGAAACCAAATAAATATTCTATTTGAAGATATTAAAGGTTTGACAGGCACTGCTTATGGGTCAACTAATTTACAGGAATTTGTAGCGGAAGTTATGAGTAACCCTGAGTTCCAAGAAACACTGGCATCTGTATATATCAAAGGTGAACGTATAAGTGCGTTTCAAAGAGTAAAGAATATTATAGCTAACTTCTTCCGTAGAATAACAGGTAAGAAGACTGTAGCTCTTACATACATACCCGAATTTGATCCCAAAGTAATTACTAATGAGGCTACAGCACTAGACGCTATGGACACTTTGATTCACGGTAACGATATATACGAAGGTCTTTTAGCTTCCGCGCCTGAATTTAGAAACGCAGGGATTATGAAACTTAACTCTAACCCCGCCTCAACAAAACAAACATTAAGTTTCCTAGAAAGAATAAATGAGATGTTTGCTGGTAAGATAGACAAAGCAGGCAGAACTAAATTTGCTGCAAATTCTAACGAATATTTAAAAGTAGGTAAAAAAGCATTTACTCGTGGATACTTGTCTTTAGTAGGTTCTCAAGGTTTGGGAGATATAGCTAAAGGAGCAGGTTTTGGTGAGTTAGGGGACACTGCTGATAAAACGATGCAATTTCAACGTGGAGCTGTAAATATTTCTGATGGAAAAGTATACAAAATTTACCAAGAGTTTGCAAAGTGGTCTAAAGCTAACCCTAAAGAAAAAAAAGTATTAGATGATTTAATTTATAATGCCGAAACTGGATCTACCATACGACAAGTAGACCCAACACTTACTCGCGCACAAGCGGAAGAAAAATATACTCGATATATTTTAGAGTACACTAATGATAAAGGTGACGTTAAAAGAAAATACTATAAAGATAAAAAACAACGTAATACTGATTTTGATGGAAGGTTTTCTGACCCTAAATATGACGCTGTTAAACTCCCTCCTCAAAGAGAAAAAATGAATATATGGAACAAAAATGAAAAGAAATGGAACTCTTTAAAACAATCTGGCGGGCAAATCCAACATAACAAAATGAGTTCGCTTTATGAAAAACAATGGACAGATCTTAAACAAACTATGGGGAAGGGTGTTGATGATGTTGCGACCTCAGAAATAGCTTCGGAGTATAAAAGAAAAGTTCTTAACAAAATATTTAAAATAGGCGACTTGGAGGTATATTTTCCATTAGTACGTCAAGGTACTTACGCGTTATCTTATAGTTTAAAACCAGAATCCGTACCTGCTGGCTCAGATCCCTATGTATTTGAAATGTTTAGTACTGATCTTGAACGTCAGTACGCAGCAGAAGATCTTAAAACAAACCCCGATGTAAGAACAGAAACTATAAATATTAAAGAAGATGAATTTACAAATGAGGAATACAAAAAGAAAGCGCCGCCAACAGCTTTTGTATCTCAAACCATAGATATATTAAGTAGGACATGGAAAGACAAAGACGGCAAAACATTACGTGTACCTGCTGATTTTATAGAAAATTTTATAAAAATATACACAAGTTCTTTACCAGCGTCATCTTTTTACAAAACATTGCAAAAACGTAAAAACACGCCAGGATTTATAGCCGATACTGCAGTTGCTTTAAATACTAAAGCTTATGATCTAGGAAGACAGACACAAAGGTTAAAATGGGGCGCAGCCATAAGTAAATTACAGACAGAAATAAACAACTTAGTTGAACCTCCTACAGCTAAAAAATCGTTTGGAGAAATACGACAAGAATTAAACAGACGACTTGATTACGCAAAAAACCCACCATTACAACGTATATCAAAAGCTTTAAACCAAGGAGCGTTCATATACACAATCGGATTTAACATATCATCAGCTCTTGTTAACCTATCGCAAGTCCCTTTGTTTGTTATGCCTTATTTAGGAGCGAGGTACGGGTATGAAGAAACAGGTCGAAAAATAGGTACAATGGGTAAATTAGTAACATCAGCAAAAAACAATATAACTGATATGTATGATGTAGCAGAAGACGGTACTTATATACTAAAAAAAGATCTTAAACTAACTAAAGGATTAGAAAAAGAATACACAGAACTTGCACCTGTTGTAAAAATGGCAACGGAACGAGGATTGTTAACAACTTCTTTTTTGCAAGACGCTTTAGGGTTAGATGAATCAGGTCGAGAACGTAGTGTTGCAGATAGAATTTCAGCTTTTTCTGCCATACCTTTTAACCACGGCGAGAGATTTAACCGACAAGTTACTATACTCGCCGCGTACAAACTAGATATAGATAGATTAACAAACAAAGGAAAAACTAAACCCACTGCGGCACAAAAAAACGAAGCGGCTACAAACGCTATATATAATGCGCAAGAAACAAATGGCGGTACTGTGTTGGAAACAGCGCCGAGTATATCTCAAAATAATTTGGGTCGTGTGGCATTTATGTATAAACCCTACGGACTTCAAATGTATTACACTATGATTAAATCTACTATAAGATCGTTAGATAGATCTAATATTACTAAAGAAGAACGTAAAATTGCAATAAAACAAATCGTAGGTATTCATGCTACAGCATTATTCTTTGCAGGCGTGTACGGCATACCATTATACGGCGCTATTAGTATGTTCTTTAACCTATTCTTCTTAGATGACGAGGAAGAAGATGTTGATACTATTGTACGTAAGTATATTGGAGAAGGGTTCTTTAAGGGTGTACCTACAATGGCAGGTATAGATGTTTCTAACAGAATTAGGTTAACTGGATTGTTAATACAAAACAACAGATATAACCAAGTTAGAGGTCCAGATGATGTAGAAGGTTTTCTTGGCTTTCACCTTGGCGGTCCTGCTCTAAGCACAGGCAAACGACTAATTAGAGGTGGGATGGATATATACAACGGAGAAGGAAAAAGAGGAATCGAAAGTCTTCTCCCTGCGGGCATAGCCAATGTGTTTAAAGTTTTTCCAGGACTTGGTAGGATAAATACTGAAGGTGGATACAAAACCAGGCGTGGTGATCCTATATATGATGACGTGTCTCTAGGCGAAAAGTTTGGACAGTTTGTTGGGTTTGCGCCCACAGGATATACATTTCAACAAGAAAGAAACAGTATACTTAAAGGTATAGACACTGCCGCCAACAAAAAACGCAGTAAATTATTAAAAAAATATTATATAGCTAACACTGTAGGTGATTGGAACGAGTTGCAAGATATACAAAAAGATATGGATGAGTTTAATAAAAGACATCCTGACCATGTAATTAGTGGTAAAACAATTCAGAAGTCTATGAAAGCGCACAGAAAAACCACAAACCTTATGCACCACGGGGTAAAATTTTCAACGGCATTAGATCAAGCTATGAAAGAAAACTCCGCTCAATGGGATCAAGGACTTCAACTGTTTGAATAAAAATGACCCGCCTTCGTAGTTAATACCTAGCCAGACGGGTCAAGTGGGAGGAGGAGTTATGTATTACCCCTGTATCATACAATTCTCCAAATGCGAACCCCTAATTTATTATTTTCTACTCTAACCTGACTTTTAGTCTTCCAACCTTTAGAATCAGTTATTTTCTGGGCTTGTTCTATCGCCCCCTGGGTGTTGGTACACAAGATAAACACAGAGGAACTTGTTACCATGTTATCCCAGTTGACTATGATCCGCACCCCGTCAGGGTTTAGATCATGCGTCCTCAGTATCCCCTGCATCTTCTTCATACTCTATCGAACAATCCACTATTATAACCCATGTCGGAGGTAAGTTCATATGTGTACCTCTGCTTAAACGCATCTTCTTTTTTGTGGCTCCAAGTTTAGCCGTAAGATCGTTTATAAATGAGGCGTAGTTTATCTGCTGTTTACCGCACCATTCCTTCAATGGTTTTGGTACTAGGTACGCTCGTTTTAAATCTGTTTCATACCGCGCAACTAACTTACCTCTAGGCAATGCTTCTGGTATAACTAACTGTGTAACATCAGCATTGCGTAAGTCATCCGTACTCTTGATCCATAACACATTACTCCAATGCTCATGGATGTAATCATTTAAAGTTTCTTCGACTGATATGCTCATATCTTCTACTTGTAGTTTGTTTTCCTTCAACCTATCAACGGCCCAAGAAAAGACCTTACTGGTATCATAATTAATTAGTCCCGCACGTTTAGCTAGTATTAAACCTGTCACAGTAGAGGCAACAAGAGCTGACCAGAACCTGTTCTCCGCAGTTAACCCTGCCTCACGGTCAACTCTAGTCTGTACTTCGTTTAAAAGTTTCCTAGCTTCCTCCATGTTATTCATAATGTATTGTATATAGACCACACCTGCGTGTCCGTAGTTATTCTTTATCGCACCGCTAAATTTATCAGTCTCCTGTTTACTATCAGAACTAAAAAATTTTCGACTAACCTTAACTTCTAGTATCCTCTGGGCTTCTGCTTTGGGCATAGATTTAGCCAAACCAATCTTTTCTACCACACTTGCGTTACCTGTAGTAACAGTTAGTAATCTCCAAGCTTCTCCTCTATGCCGTTCAATATTCGCACTCGCAGTCATACGTCCACGTTGACGGCCACCTGTTAGTTGGTAGGCAAGATTAGATAGCTCCCAAGGCTTCATGTTAGTAAGTTCATCCATATATAAAGGTAGGTTATGGTATATCTCACCACGGTTCATCTTTGTGTTATATGTATCTTCCTTTAAGAGTATCAGATCTTCGGGGTCACCCCACACAGATACACCTGCCACCATAGCTGTAGTCTTACCTACACCCGATTCCTTACTATGTATGTGTAAAGCCGCGCAGTTTATAGGCGAGAACTGCATTAAGGGTGAACCAAAGGACGTGCCTACAACAAACTGATGTAACTCAAACCCTTCGCGGTTATAGAAGTCTATGGTATCTTTCCAATCCTCTAATGTACCTCTAGGTTCAAATGAAGGAAACAGACCTGTTGTCTGCGTTGATGGTGGGTTAAACCCCACCTTATCTTTAAAGACTTCTTGGTTACCTAGTATAAAGGAACCACCCTCATCACTAGTCCAACCAAACTGCCTACGCGCTTCGTCTGCCTCTGTCTGTGCCTGTAGCTCATTTACCCACGTTGTTACATACTGCATAAGTTCTTCCATCTTTGATAAGGTTACACCTTGCATAGCAAGCTGTTTACGTAGTTCTTCTTTTGATGTTACCGCAGTAAGAGGTATTGTAAACTCTCTTACCCCATCCTTTGGCAGATGTAGGCGCATAACGATAGCTTCGCCTACCTCTATATCTCGTAATCTTCTAACAACGTATAAGTCGTTATGGTATATCAGTTTATCTACTGGATCTCCATCAGGGTCACGAACTTGTATGTATATACCACCATTCGCACCGCGAAAGTACGGTCTAGGGTATTTAGGTATAACATACTTGTTAATTGGAGAGTTAGGTAAGTTCATTGCGGGAGCTTCTACCTCTTCCTCCGCTTCCTTAACTCGTTTGCCCAACGCAATGGGAGACTTTATCTTACCCCAATGGGGACACTCTCGACATATATCCTGATTGTATTCGTCAAATGTGTTACATAGGTACGGTTTTATTATAAGATTAGCCTTCTCCTCTGTAGCATCGTAGTCGTACCCAACGTGTTTCTTAGATACATAATGTATGGCTTTGTCAGCATCTACACAGAATTTAGCGATAGATAGACCTGCTCTCCACAAGGGCTCGCTTATCTCTTCTTGGTTCTTAATAATGTTATCTAACTGCCCACACCCTGTGCCTCGTTGATTCTTTATAACAATGTCTTTAAACACGTGCTCTGTGTTCTCCATCAACATAGCTGTTATAGAACTTGTAGAAAATTTTTGTTCTTCGGGTACGCCACCACCTAGTAAATCAGAGAACTCGTCAAAGTCTACAATCGGTGCTGAGTCCATATCCCCTATAAGTTTCGCCTCTGTTGGTGGGTCACTCTTATAGTTGTGCGTGTTTGGTATACGCAAAATTCTAGCGGCATCCGCAGTCACAGCCGCATCTGCCTGTAACCCATGTTCGACACATAATTTCTTTAGGCGCAGTGCTACAGGTAGCCATACGTCCACTGGGCAAGGGGTTGCCAACGTCCAATAGACATGTACCCCATTACCACTACTCACCATAACAGGTTTTGGTAAAGATAACTTATTTACGAATCTACGTAAGTCGTTAAGTGCGTCACGTTGACTAGGGTAATCCTTGTTAGTACCACAGTCTAAGTCAAGAAAAAACGAGTTAATGTATTTTACATTGCTTACTTTACGAGAGCTACCTGTATCAAACGTAGATACCCCAAAATATGTATCATATCCTTGCGCATCTAAACTAACAGATGCAAATGCAACAGCGTCAATATCCGTATAAAACTTTGTTATCTTACGCTGTTCACTAAAAGCACAGAAGCAGTAGAAACCATCACCGCCTAGTACTCTCCTTAAAAAATTCTTTGTTTCCATAATCTCCACCCGCCGTTTCCAAAAGACACTGCGGCAGGGGTGACAGCATATCACCCTTTTCGGCGTAACCTAGCCGCAGTGGATTCCTATTGCTGATTATCAGTCGTCCCAATCTTCAACAATAGAACTCAAGTCGTCCTCAGTGGCAGCGGTCGGCGGAGGTGCTGTCTTCTTGGCGGCTTTCTTAGGCTCTTCTACAGTCTCTTCGCCAAAAGAATCTGCAGTTTCGTTTACAGGAGGGATGACTAAAGTATCGTCTTCTCCGTCCATAGTATACCCGCCTTCAACTATATCAAACTCTATAGGGGCTGAGTATTCGTAGTACTTAACAACTTGTACAGCTTTTAAACGTAGACTAACGCCGCAATTAGCGCCCATCTTATAAGGAACAAACTCTACATATATGTTAGCCGTACTACCTGTCGTTAGTTTAAAGTCACTCGGTAACCTGTTACCCTTAGAATCAACTTGAAGGACTTGTGTTAGCCGTCCTTTATATTGACCTTTTATGTTAGACTTATGTTTGTACCTACCATCATCTTCTTTAACAAAAGGTATTTCTAATTTAGCCGCCCAGCTATCTTGGCGGTTTTGTGTGTAAGAAGCAGACATTTCTTTATGTAGTTTCTGTGCTACATCCTTGTCCATACGAAACTCTATAGAGTATTCCGCACCTTGATCTCTAGCACCGCAAGGCATAGATTTGTTAGCCTTCTCGTTAAAGTGATACGGCTGATCTATTCTAGGCCATAGGGCTTCAACGTTCTCAATTTTATATACTTCAGTCATTTTGCTCTCCTTTCAGGAGGTTTATTGTTTTTATTGGTCGTCATCTTCAGCTTGCCAACTATCTACCAATACTTTTAGCTCTGTGTCGTCGTCTCCAGTATGCTTCTTAGATGAAGTTAGTGCAGACTCTACATCCGACACACGGAACCTATACGTAGATCCTATCTTTATATAGGTGTCTTCTGGTATGTGCTTTTGTCTCACCCACGCACGTACCGTAGATATGCTAACTGAAAAGTGTTTAGCTATATCCTCTATGGGTACAAATGATTCACTCATTTCTTTGCCTTCCTTACTGTGATTACTTGTTCCTGATCTATTTTTAAACTAGGAGGAACATCTTCTGGATTCTCTTCTAAGAACTGCCTCATGTTAGTCTGGTTCAAACGTTTATCAAAAAGTTCGGGGATGTTATGCTCTCTAATAAAATCATACATCAAATCCCAATCCTCACAATAATAACGTGTCTTAGTAGACCTAAAGAACAATCCTTCTGAAGTTCTTACGCTCTCTGTATTGTGTCTGTCACAATGGTCAAGCAACGCTCTCTTTATACTATCCTGTTGTCGTATCAGTTTAGTATCTGTTTCTTTGAACTGTGCTGACAGGGCTGACCGTTCTGCACGTATCTTAATGTACGCTTTAGTCAATCTATCAGGAGTTATTTCTTTACTCATAATACCCTCCTTTTCGTATTGAGATCTTACATATAGTATCTATCAATACACTAGTCAAGTATTTCTTTGTATAAATTAATTAAATCTGCGTGTACGTTGATTCTTTTATCTAACAACCTGTAAACGTGTTTTTCAGCGGCAGACCCTTGTAACTGTATTACTGTAGATTTATGTTTCTGTCCTGATCTATGTACCCGTGCGTTAGCTTGGTCGTAGGTTTCTAATGAACTTGTTGGTCCCCACCATACTATAGTGTTAGCTGCTGTTAACGTAACACCATGTGCTGCTGCTTGTGGTTGTATTACCAACACGCGTGGGTCTTTAGTTGTTTGGAAAGTTCTAAATATTTCTGTTCGTTTAGGCGCAGATACACTACCCTGAATGACTTCAGTAGTTATACCATCAGCCCGTAGTTTTTCTGTCAATATGTTTATAGCGTGTTTAAAGGGTACAAACACTAATATTTTCTGGCTTGATTCATCAATAACTTCACGTAAAACTTTATATCTATTTCTAATGTCAAACTCTAACACATCCCCTGCGTCAGTATACACTGCTCCAGATGATATTTGTAGTAGCTTACTAAGACTGACCGCCGCGTTCATAGCTGTAACTTCTGCGCCTGTAACTTCCATAACCATTTTGTTTTTAATTTGCAGGTAATATTTCTTTTGTTGGTTTGTTAATTCTACTTCACGTTTGGCGTACACCATTGGTGGTAGGTCGAGACACTCTTCTTTTGTAAAACGTATGGCAGGTTGTAACGAATTAAATACAATCTCTGTAGCCGCAGGTTTGATTACCCATCTAAATTGCGATACTCTGCTCATAACTTGATCTTTAAACGATCCAAAGAACCTTGGAACTAGATTTTTATTTACCATTTTTGCAAGGCCGTAAGCATCTACAGGGCTTTGTGCGGCAGGAGTACCCGTCATCATCCACAACCACGTATCATCTGTTAACAACTTATTTAATGTTTTCCATCGGGTTGTTTGGGCATTTTTATAATGAGTAGCTTCGTCAACAATGATTAAGTCAAACCCACCTTTCTTTATCTCATCTGCTACAATAGCCACACCATCATAGTTTATTATTACGTAATCTGAGCCTTCTTTGATTATCTTCTTACGTTTCTCTGCTGGGCCATACGCTACAGATACAGTTCTATGTGTAGCAAACGTAAACAAGTCATCACGCCATGCGCTATCCATGATAGAAAGCGGGCAGATCACCAACACCCTACGTATTTTACCTTGATTTATTAGGAAGTCAGATGCCCATATAGCACTAGCTGTCTTACCTGTACCCTGCTCGTTAAAACAAAACGATCTTTTATTCATAGTAAAGAAGGCGGCTGTAGACTTCTGGTGTTCAAATGGTTTGTATCTGCCCGTCCATTTATACCTTCCTTCAATAGGTGAAGGGACTTTTATGTTTAGTTTCTTGAGGCTCAGTGCTTCTTCAAGTCCCCAGTTAACTAATACCTTGTTATCAGGTAATTCACGGCTTTTAGGTATTGCGCTTGTTACCTTGTTAGGTTCACGTAATTTAAGTAATACCGCTTTGTTGTTAATGATGTCCAAACTACTCGCTCCATGTTACGTCTTCTTTTTATGACCGTTTCTAGCACGGTTCTTTGAAGGACTTTCTAATCGTGTCCCGTCTTTATTTCTGCCACCCTTACTTAACATCTTTGTGTGACTAATATCTTTACCTTTACGGTTAATACCTTTCTTATCGTATTCACGTCTGGCACGTTGTCTCTCCATACGAAGTTCATGTTCACCACGTTCTTTTTGTTTCTGGTACTCATGCTTGTAAGGTCTGGGTGATTTTGTATAAGCCATCAGTTGCTCCCATTGTATACGCACTCTAATACAGCGCAGTGTCTTTTACATAAACCGCTAGGATGTGCGTTCCAAGTATCTGTCTCGTAAGCCACTTCCATACGTTTAAACTTAGATAACCATTTATCCCACAAAGAATCTATCATGTCATCAGTATATTTATGCTTTATAAACTTTTTAGCTTTAGTAAAAATCAATGCCGCATTGATGGATTTTATCTCAGGGAAGAATTTAAACGTAGCCAAGGCCATGAGTTCTAACTGCCCTTTGTCTGCATACTTAGCAGACTTGCCTGTTTTATAGTCCACAATCCACGCAGTGCTACCGTCTGTAATCACAAGATCAGCTATACCACGCCACCAAACGTCTTTAGCCCTAAATTTACAAGGCTCTAAGTCTACGGTCAAACCCATCTTTATTTCTGTAGTCTTGTTACCACGTCTTCTGTTAAGAGCCTCCAGGACATCCTTCATGTAAGCAAACTTAGCAGGCACTGGCTTCCCATCACGTATGTATTCTTCAGCTACAAGATGAGCTTCTGTCCCATAACGCATGGCATCAGTCTCACCCTCAGTATAATCCTTGGCTATCTTCATATGGTAAAATTGTTTAGGACACTGCTCGAAAGATTTCAGCCTACTAAATGACCACGGCCATACTTTTGTCATAGTCGTTGGTTCCTTGTGTATTTCTCGCGCCTACCTAACTCAATTAATTGCCGCATACTGTACGGCGCGGCAAGATTTTTGTGGGTACTGCGCCCCTGTCCAGACGGACATAGCGCATGTATGTAAAGACTTTCTAGTATGTCTAGTTCTTCTTTTTCGCAAGCTATGAACGCAAAACTACTAAATAATTTATGCCCTTCTTGCTTATGTGTATAGACTCTAGCGTATACGTTAACAGACTGCCCAACGTATATAACAGCGCCTTCGTGTACTAGAAAGTATACCCCACAAGCGGGGTCGACCCCTGTACTATGTTCTACTATTTCTTCCTCTAATAACATATCCCGCGAAGTTACTCGATTGCTACACTCGTCTAGGGATAAGGTGTGAGTTGTACGGGTTTTACGGTTTTCTAACTCTGCTACCTCTACCTTTAGTTCCACTATCTTTGCTTTATACATTTTGTAATCATGCGTTACTTGGTCTTTTTCTACCCGTGTTACTTTACACGTCTCCGCTCGCGCCCTAGCGATAACGTCTAGTGGACGATACCTAAAAAGATGACCAAACTTAGACGTTATGGGTCTGCCGACACGTTTGCATCGCGCCACATAACTGCTTGCATACATATCATTGACGCCAAAATATCTGTTTAACATCGTGGGTGACATGTATTGTCTAAACACTTCTGTAGGTATAAATTCTGGTCTCCCCTTCATTCGCAATCTCCATATGTTTTACCTGTTCCTGACTCACAATTAATCGGTAAGCCTTTTGCCCAATCGGGTGTCCAACGCATACATTCTTCGATGTACTTCTGCGCTTCTTCTACTTCTGCGTCTGGTATACAGCACACAACCGAATCATGTACTGTTAACACGACACGGTATCTCTTAGCTATGTTTAACATTTGTTCGCCAATTATACAACGTGCTATGGCTTGGCAGACATTCTCTATGACCTTACCACCATATATTCTTGTGCGACCACGCCTTGTTTTGTAGTCAAACTCTACACCCTTGTCGGTAGTCTGGAACTGTAAATCTCCGTAACCTAACTTCAACCCAGAGGGTAATAGCATAGAACCATCGACTACTTTTATCACCCCATCTAACCCGAACTGTATGTTCTCGTTACGTGAGAGACCTACCAGCATATGTTGCGCATCTCTCCATAACTTGTTTATTTTCCAATTAGCTTCACGGTATATGTTTATGACGCGCCGTGCTTCTGCTAGCTCTATGTCAGAGCCAAAAGTCTTTAACTGAGCTTGGAACTTAATAGCGCCCATGCCGTACCCTGCACCCAAGATAGTTGTCTTACCTACAAATCTTTGTTCTTTGGTAACATCTTCTTCGGGGACTCCATAGATACGAGAAGCCATCTTCACGTAAACGTCTTCTCCATTGGCAAATGCTTGGGTCAGATCATCTTGCTCTGCAAGCCACGCCAATACCCTCGCTTCTATCTGTGCTGAGTCTGCGTCTATAAGTGTGTAGCCTTCTGGTGCAATTATACTTTGCTTTAGTTTCTTACCATTGACACCACGACTTGGTAGATTTTGTAGGTTGATCTTGTCATCACCGCCCCACCTACCAGTATGTGCCGCGTAATATCTAACAGGTACAGGTAATAGACCACGCTCAGATATATCAATAAACCTCTGAGTTCTTGTCTCTTCTAACGTGCTTTTATTCCCCAGACGCGCCGCTACTAATTGTTGTACCCTGTCGTCTTCATGTTCTTCGAGTGCTTTAAAGCCCTCATCTGATTTTGCAAATGCGAATGTCTCCTTGCCTGTAGTAGGTGATAACTTCTTAGGAGGTGATACCCCAAGGTGCAGGAGTAATTCAGCGAACTTGGGGTTCGACATAAGGTCAGCTTTGTCTACACCCGCCGTCGTCAACAAAGCGTCCTTACGAGAACGTGTCTCTGTGAGATGGTGCTGTAGCGCAGCTAAATCTAAATCAAGGATAGGTTCAATAAACATACGCAAGGTCAGGTCTATTAGCTTCAACTCTTTACGAGGAAAATCTTTAGCTATTATCTTAAACAGTTCGTAAGTTAGATCAACGTCATTGACACAGTAGTCACCAAATGCGTTTAGTTCAACGTCCGTAAATTGCTCTCGTCTTTTTCCGAGTGTGTTGAGTACTTCGTCGCCCTTCTCTCCGATGTTATATCTTTCAGACAACGCCCTGAGACTGCTACTACTTTCCACCCCATGTACAGCACGGGAAATACACAAAGTATCGGTATAAACCCTAGGATTAATACCATAATGCCAATTAAGAATAGCACCGTCAAACATAGTATTGTGAGCCAGTACCATAGAGTCTTCCCAGGCGAACGTTGATAGGTACTCCTTAACTTGTTTGTGTGTACCACTAGCCCACTCCGTCTTTTCATTGTTTACTTTAACGCCAACCCCAATCACTTCAAACATAGGGTCACGTACATATGCTTCTGTTGTTACCTTACGCAAAGAATAATCTTTATCGTAGTAAGTTTCAAAGTCTATTGTAATAAGGTTCATTCTTTCTCACACTCATACGTAATCCCTGCATATGCCATAATGTCTATGTAGTGGTCACGTTTATTTGGGCTTGTCTGCATACGCGCTAACTTGGTAGCCATATGGAACACAGGTACTTCCGATGTCTTTATGTTATGTCCTGTTATAGCGTTAAATATCTGGGCGATATGGCGCATATTATCTACAGGGTTACCATAGTCTTTCTGCCTATCTCCCGATGTAAGGCTCACCGCTTCTTCGAGTAACGCTACTCTACTGTTACGTAGCTTGTCTTGTTCTTTCCTGAAAACTTCTTTTGGTGTACCTGTCTTCTTTTTCAGGGAGGCCGCATAGTGGGTTGTACACCCTACAGCTTTTGCTATCTGCTTCGACGAAGCAAGTGGATTTTTAATTAAGTACTTCCAAACTTTTTCTTTCTTATTCATGCCATTGGCTCCATGGATCAGGTATATTATGTACCGCGTTAACACCTTCGAGTATTGCTCCAACATCGTTCATGTTTTTTTCGTTGATAACTACAGCAATCCCATCTGTCTTCTTTATATCTCGTAAGTTCTTTTCCTGTAATGGTGTAGGTGTGTTCTTACCAGCCTTACATTCAATACCAAAGAACTTCCCTTTATAGCACCCAACAATGTCAGGTACACCGCTACCTCCGTAACCTCCTGTAACTGGGTAGAAGTAGTACGCACCCATAGACTTCAGATGTTTAACTACAACCTTCTTCACTTTAGCTTCTGGTGTCATCGCCATGATATGTCCTCGCAACTGGTCTAAAAAAACTGGTTTCAAAATTTAATCTGAGAGAGCGCGAACGCTCCCCCAAAGTCTATACGTTATGGGCTCCCATAACTTCAGTAATATAAAATGAATCCTTGGTTCTACAACCAACACCCACTACACCCTCGTTTTGTTTAGCAACCATCAAGACCGCTATCTTATCTTGTACCCATTCGGGTAGTTCGTTACAAGAGTTATAAGTAGTGTTTAGTTTGTTGTCAACGCAAAACATACCTATACATTGTACGCTGACTATTTTTGTATCAGGATCTATCTGAATACAGTATAACGTGTTCATACAAGGACAAAGTACATATTGTCACCGACCTTATGTCCAACACCCTCAACATACGTACCCCTTGTACCATTACGCCTGTCTTTGTTTTCTTCGGGTAGTATCTGAAGCACAGCTATGCCATCCATAATATGTTTTGGTAAGTCATCACTAGTGTATGTTGTTGTATCCATCCCTTTTATTTTATACTTCCCTTCAACAACACTGGGTACTTCAACAACATCGAACGTATCTTCACCCAACCGTTCATAGTGACGTACAAACACAGCCGCGTTCTTACGCATATGTCTATCCTCTTCTTGCGCAGTAACGTATTCGTGTACGTGACTAGCAAATTCGGGGTTGACAAACTCGTGACCTGTTGCAACCAAGTTCTGCATCTCGTGTAAAAAGTAAGCGTGGTCTCTTATTGACGCTTTAGCGTCTGTGATTCGCCTACTTTGCGCGTACCCTATGTCGCTATGACCATCCTGCACGCTACGGTATTCTTCGTATGCAAGTTGGGTTGGCGTGTAGTTACGGAGATATGTCTTAGCGTTCTTCACAGCCGTAGCCATGTTAACAGATGCCGCCATATATTGCTGTTGTGAGTAACTATACTTACCATTTGTAATGTTATGAGAGTACACCACGTAATGATCCGTACGTTCTTTTGGACTGTCTCGGTGATCAAAGAAACCTATCCACCCCATTGTATAGGGGTGGCCTTCCATGAATACGCTTACTCTATCCTCGTACATATACCCAAACTTGATACCACGTATACCTTTACCTACCGCAGACATAAAGTCTTGTAGCTTGAGTTTTACTCCCACCAATGGGTCACTATCAATCTCAGGTTGATTTCTCCCTGCAAGTGGTATGATGCCTCTATCAACATCAGCTACCCTTAACTTCTTATAGTCTCCACTCATTCTTCTTCTCCTCTGTATATTGCTAACAAAGCTAACAACTCACTAAAATCTACAGCGGCATTTGTGTTGCCACTAGCTATTGCGTTCATGTGCATCGAACCTAACTTACGGCTCATGCGGTTCAGTATATCTTTCTTAGTCATTACTCTCTCCTTTTGTTATGTTATGGGAACCCATAACGTGTTTATACTCCAAGCATACATATGCCATACACTATAACGCATATACATATCATGCCGACTACATCTCTTACGATCTCCATTACTTGTTACTCCTTCTTACTACTTGTGACGGTATGGTGGTTGTCAGGTTCAACTCTTTATTTATCCACCGATTATATATACTACGCAGTAGCTTGCGGTCTTCCTCTGTGGTGACAGTAAAGTCTGTACACCTCTCGTCTGTCAAGAAGTTCACCGCGAACGACAACTTGTCGTCCTTGTCCTCACTCTTCACCCTACTATAGTAGTCTCTGTTGTGTTCACGTCTTTCACGAGACGCTTGCCAGTCATACCCTCCGATAACAAGCGCACGTTTTATGTCTAACACGTTATACATAGTTGTGATGTACTCCCACATACTGTCGATGTACGGCTTCAGCTTCTTCTTAGCTTCCTTGTCCACAACCTGCTTGGGGTGTGCATACTCAAACGTGTCACCCTGTGGTTTCCAAGAACTATCTCCGATAGGATGGTAGGGTGAATAGCGTGTAAACGTCAGGTAATGTCCATCATCGTTTTTAGGGGCGTGACCATGTCCATACCACCTAGATTTAGCCATAGTCTTGGGTAAATAGTATCTCTCCGAACGATTGTGGCTCGCTACAATATACTGTCTACCACTATCTATCTGGAACTCAAGCCCCATGGGAAGCCAGTTCTCAAAAAACGTGTACCTACTATTATGCGCCATACTACCTATACCGTTGCGTATACGTATACTCTCGGTCTCACCTTTACGTGTCCATATGATTGGTGCAAATGTAGGATTAAGAGTTACTAGTTCGTGTTTAGGCCAATAACGACCGTTCCAAATGTCATCAGTATGTAAACAACCATCGAGCATAATGTAGCAATCATCTGATAACTTCTTTATACGTTCCCACTTACGTGTTCTTGTCCCCAAGGGTCTCACGTCCTGTTCAGCAGGGTGGTTCTTAGACTTCAGTACTTTGGTCTCAGCGTATTTTTTCTCCGCATCAGCGAATGAGTTGACCTTGGGGTAATCGTCATATCTTTGCATTGTATTTCCTTTCTGTAATGTTATGGGAGCCCATAACGTGTTTATAGATCGTTTGAATTGACGTGGACTACTTGTCCAACATTGGGTGTAGCGTGTTTGTTGTCGATGATGACCCACAACACAGGGCAATCCCACTTGCCCCAACCACCATACAGGTGACCATCTGTAATAATGATAGCCGCTTGCGGTGTGATTTTCTTGTCCTGCATATATCTAGGTACGCACTCCACATCTGTACCGCCACCGCCTACAGGCTTGGTACGAGATACAAAATCATCAAGTTCATCAATGGTGTATGTCTCATCACCCACAACTTTCGTATCCCAATAGAGCATACGTAGCCATTGAGGTTTGACCATCTCAGCGCAATCTTTCACACCGCCCTTGATGATACTCTGCTCGCGGATGCCAATAGACCCAGACATATCACCACCAACAACAATGCCGTCGATTGTATCTGACACACCAGAAGGTAATATCACATCACTGTCCATGAACCGCCTGTTGCGTTTAGCGTAGGAGGAGTAGTCTGACCCAGAACAATTAGTATACGCAAACTGTTTCAAAACTTCACGCCAATTCACAGGGGGTGAAAGTATATCTGACAAGTCGCGGTTCGCACCATTGCCAAGTTTACCTGCTGTGATCTGACCTTGCCGTAAGTTCTCATCAATCTCACGTGACAACTCGTTCTGTTCCTCGGCTGTCATATCTTGTGCCGCATCCCAGTCATGTTCATCAATGCCAGTGCCTTGACCGTTATCTTGACCGTTATCTTGACCGCCACCTTGACCATCATAGATGTCATTGAACACCTTGGCTGTATCCCAACCAAGATACTTGCTGTCACAACAACCGCCCTCAATCATAGTGGCAAACCCATCTGTATTTTCTTTGACAAGTTCTGTGTTAATGACGTGATCCATTGCCATGTTTGCGGTCTGCTTACACTTCTTACTCAGGTGTTGCCACGTTATCAGGTGACGATACATCTTGTGAAAGTTCTCGTGTAGTACGAGAAATCGCAACTGTGCATCGGTCAACCCTTCGACAAAGGAACGACCATAGTAACAGTCTTTCCCATTGGTGTATGCGGTGGCACATTCAGCATCTTCCTTGATGCCACTCTCACCGATCATAAGTACACCACCCAACGCGGCATACCTCTCGTGACCCATGATGTCAGAGGTAGCTTTCTGTAGCCTCTGCTCTGGGGTTAGTTTTGCTCCTAGTGATAACATAATATCTCCTTCCTGTTATGGGTTCCCATAACTACCAACCTAATGTCGGTAGCTGTTTGATTGCTTCATCTATGTCACGCTTAGTCTGCGCACGTAGATGTCCGTCCTCGCGTAGCGCATCTGGAGTAACACCTGATAACGTGTCCTCTAGCTGTGCTTTCATCTCCCGCATTTTTGGGTCGTTAGTGACATTGAACGTATCCAACATATCAAGAACGTCTGTCAGATTAGTGACAAGTGTATCTCGAAATATCTTCTTCTGCTCATGGTCACCATAGTCGATACGGGTAGACATACTGTCGAGTGCCTCGTGTAAACGTGTCCATACATCATTCATCGAACCATTGATCTTGGCTTCCAAACTCTGCTCGTATTGTAGCTTGAGTTCTTCCATCGCATCGTTCTGTATGTCCAACCGAAAGTCACCTGACTGTGGTATGGGTGCGATAGTTAAACTCCAACCAAACTTACGTCTTAACTCCTCTACGTTTGGGTAGTCAGCTTCATTGAACAAGTCACCCAGATGTTGGCGTGCTTCTTGCGTGGCATTATCATACACTGCAACAAGATCATCAACGAGTTTCCAGAACACTTGCTCTGCACCTGACATCATCTTGGTGTACTCAAAGTATGCGGCTGTTGTTATCAACCTCGCGCCATTGTCTTCCCACGCCAGTGTAGCAAACGAGTGTGCATTGCGTGTATTGGCTACGTGTTTCTGAATGGCTGTGAGTTCTTCACAATTACCCAGTAACTTCTTATGGACATTCGCCATCTGAGGTGTGGCATTGTTACGATACTCCACCTCTTGCGATGCACGTTTGTCTAGCTTACGACCTGTGTATACAGATGCTTTGTATGTGGTAAGCATTGCACTTGACCCTATGCTTGGGATTGATGTTGTATTCATT